CTTCAGCGGCAATGTAGCCGTAGTTGCGATTGTAGACACACCCAACGCTGAGTTTGAGCGTCCGGTATCCGTGCTGCCGGTCCGTGCTGACGTACCAAGGCTTGCGTTAGCAAAGACTGCGGTCAGAGCGGTTGCTCTAGACGTAATCGTTGCATCGGTCGCTACTTGGAAAGTTTGCATTGGATTATCTGCAACGAGTGCTTTGACAGGAAAATTCGTGTCAACGCTTACGCTGTTAGATCCGGGCCAATAATTGTTGAAAACGGGCTTTTTTGATACAGAATCTACATATTCAACACCCATCAACACACCTAGCGCAGCCGTTCTTTCAAAATATTCAGTTCGTTCTGCAACCGTTTCCAACGGGATTCTTGCCAGAAGCAACCCGCCAACACCAAACACGCCTTCATATTTCCCTGATTCAATAGTAGGTGCCTCAAAATCCGGGTATTCATCGCGTCGAACAAGCTCATAGCCTTCTCGCATACGAGAAGAAATATTCGTCCTGTCCTCAAATCCACGTACTTCCGCACGTATCCAACGATGGTGGAACCCTTCTGGCGCAGGGGGCGCATCTAGTTTAGACGGTGGACTCCACGGTTTTCTTTTTACCTGTGTAGCCCGTGATGATTTAGCGCGGGAAGTTCTCTTGATAGCATCAATTTCATCTTGTTGATTATCCGTCATTGTCCTTCCTTCACGTATTTCGCGTACTCTTCGAGTGGCACTCCCAATCTTTTGGCAATCGTTACTTGGCTCGGGGAGAGACGAACCTTTTTGCCGCGTCCTGATGAAGACTTGCCACGGGATACACCCGCTACAGACTGACCAGAACGATTATTTCGCGACACTTCCACCGATCCGTCTGGGAATCTATGCGGGAAAGCATCTTTCATTCGTGAATCTAGCGCATCATAGTAATCATTACTAGAGGGGTCAAACCCTTCTTCCTGCACTAATTTCTTGTGTAATCCAAACGCCGCAAACGTCATTGCGTCGTCTGTACCAAACCATTCGTTTTTTGAAGCCCAATCCTCTGCCTTGGGGTCTGGAGCAGCTTGAGTGGGAGCCGGAACGTATTGTTGCTGCTCTTCTTGCTGTTGCACATATGCCTGATGCTGCGCAGCTTGAGCTTGGCGTTGCGCTTTGGCTTGCGCGTGCTTGTCCGCAGCGATGCTTAGTTGAGCAATTCGCTCTTGCGCCGACATTTGGCGATCTACATCACCTGTTTCAATTGCGCTTTTAAGCTCTTCTTTTGCCCTAGTTTGCTCAGAAACAACACGATGACCGTATTCTGCCAGATAATTATGATCCAAATTCTGAAGTCGTTGCTTTACGTTCGTGTTTTCACTTTGCACCGTTTGTGCGTAACGGAGTGCTTCTTCTCTTTCGCGCTCCGCCTCTTTTGCACGCTTGGTAAGCTGGTTTATGCGTTTTTGAACACTTTGACTGTACTTTTCATGTTCGTCATCGTCTTCAACCTGCGCGACCTGTTCTTCCGTCGCCTCCGCCTGCGCAGGCGCTTCGATCTCTACTTCTTGCGCTTCTTCATCAAAATCTAAATCCACTTGGCCGTCATCGGCCTCATGGGCAGCTTTTCCTTCACTCATCTGCATGTCCCTCAGTTATGGTGTAAATCATCAGGGTCAAGAATTGTGGCTAGAATCTCATCATCATTAAGAATTCTAACCTCGCTGCCGAACCTAGCAGCGTCTTCATCATTCAAACGAAACCGTGAGCCAGCGTAGCGAGCAAAAATTACCCACTGCTTCTCTTGGCACCACGCCCCGTTTGGAAATCTTTTTCCGTCATATGCATCAGGACCTAGACGAAGCACCAACCCTACGTTTGTTTGGATTGCATCTTCTTCTAATGTCTTGGTGTTAAGAATAATACCGCCTTTACTACGCGTTCTGCCTTTGAAAGGCAGCAGTAGTACGCGCCAACCAGTAGGCTGGGGTAATCTGTCTATGATTGCGGCGTCTATAAGGGTAGGATCAAGTACGCGCTCCTCTTCAGGAACGTATGCTTTGGAAATATCCAAAGGCTTTGTCGCATCAGTCATCAAATGATTCCTGTCTGTCTAGCATTTCAGAAAGTTCTACAAGCATGTAATCGCAAGAGCGAATCTCGCCCATACACTCTCTGTAATGTTCCATATCTTTTATCCCGCCTTCCGACAAAATCGCCGTAATTTGGGCCTTGCGATCTAGCAGCGTCTTGCGGACAAACTGCACAATATCGATACCGTCCAATCAAGTATCCTCAATGTCTGACGATATCGGATATTCTCGCTTCTTTATCGCAAGAAATCAAACGCCCTATGCACTTGTGAAGCGTGATCCCCGCTCTGCTGCACCCATGCCACGCTTCTTGCCGGTGGTGACCTTCGCAAACATCGTATCCGGAGTTGGCTCTTCGATGGTTTGTGCGTAAGGAATGCTGCCTTGTCCTTGTATTTCGGCTTTGCCTACAGGCTTTGGCGGCTCTTTCATTGGCCCACCCATGATTTTTACTCTGCTCATACATCACCTCGTTGTTGTTTCAATAGTTCACGCTGCATACCTGCGTCGATGCGAGCAGCGGTTTGGTTTTCTTGGCTTTGCAAGCGTTGTTGGAACTGTGCTTCGCGCTGCGCTAGTTTTTCTCTTTCAAACTGTAGCTCTTGCTGCTCCATCGCCATGTCGTTCTGCTCTTGCTGAGACTTCAATTGCAGTTCTTGCTGCTTGAGTTGTATCAAAGGATCTGGGCCTTGTGGCTGACCGGCCTGCTGGATTTGTTTTCCTAGATCAACCAACTGCTGAGTGCCCTGCGCCACAAACTGAGCGACCATCATCTGGTACGGCTGATTCGTTGCGGGATCTGTCAACGTCACATTTGGATTCTGCTGCATAAACGCTTGTTCTGCTTGCTCCTCCGCTTGTAACTGAATGTGGTTTAGCAGGTGTTTTTGTATCGATAGCTGCACATTCGGCATCTGAGAGGCCATACCGCCCGTCACAAACAACAAATGTGATTGCATGTGTGCGGCGTGGTCTTGACCTTTGAAAGCCTGTAGAGCCGTGTTTTCGAGCGTATCGATGTTTTCTTGCGCAGGGTCTTTTGGACCAATTTCATTTGGCGTATCCGCCCGCAAAATCATGTCTGAGTTTTTTACGCCCAACGCATCGTACACCCGGCGGTATACTTCTGGGATGTTGTGAATGTCCGGAGCCTGCATGGCCATCTGTAGCTCAGTCTGAGCCAAAGCAATGCGTTGGCTTTGAGAAAAGATATTCGGGTCTGAAACCGGTAGTACGTCTACCCTTTTATCAAAATCTTCTGCTTTGACTGTCGATTCAGCCCCCGGCACCTCATACGGGTAAACAGGCGGCAAACTCTCTTTCATTACGCGTGCCAAGATCTTGAACTCAATCTTCATCGCGTAGTGTAGTCGCTTATGCACGGCGCTCATCACGCGAGTGCCCTGTTCTATCATAGCAATAGTCGTGCCGACAGCCGCGTTGGGATTAGCGTCGCCCACTTTCATGTCAGTAATCGTCGCGAATCGTTGCCCTGCGTCAACCACAAAGCCCAGAAGCTGGAAAAGCGTGCCGTCTGGCCCTTTGAACGGCAGTGGCATCAAACTGTCTCTGATCGTCCCTCCGGGCGCATCAACGTCTCTAAATTCACCGGGCTGTAAAGGTGAATCGTCGTCCCTGATCCGCAGGCCGCGTGCCTTGAAGCCCGCAGGTAAGTTAGAAAGCGTTCCTGCATCGATTAATTGCCGCAGTGCAGCAGTCGCGGTGCGCGATAAACCACCTATGGTATGAATCAAACCAAGGCCGTAGAAGCCAAATCCCGGCAAAAACTTGTAATGCACAAAGTATTGGATCTTGTTCGTGAGAGGGTCTTTTTCCTCATAGTTACGACGGATCGACAATACTTTGCTGTTTTCTTCGCTGATCGTGACGATATAAGGCACTTTGATCCCGGTTTCTTCGCCTTCTTCGTCTTTGTTTTCGTAGCCGGGTAAGTCCAAATCCGCATGAAACTCAAGCAAAGTGCAGTCGTAATCGATATTTGACGCACTCATGCCGTCAATATAGTCCGTCTCTTGCGAAATACTGTCCGTGTTCGGCTGAGAAGGCAGCACAGGCACGTCACGATAAAATCCGCTTACTTGCTGTTTGCGCAGATCGTTCATCGATATACGCACGACGTGCGTTATGCAGGGGCATGTTTGCAGGTCTGACGTCTCGTAAGGCACCACCAGATGTTCTGCAGGCACAAACTTACTCACAGGACGACCCAAAGAGTCGTCGAAATACACTTTCTTGAAGGTACTGCCCGCCAAAGGCAAATTGAACAACATCTGATCAAATTCTGGCGTGTATTCCTCCATCACGTTAGTGATGTAGTAATTCATAAAATTCTTTACGCGTGTAGCCTGCTCCGACTTGGAATGTGTCATTGACCCAAGCACCGTGGTACGCACCGGACCATCCGCAGGCAATAGCTCATTAAACGCTTGTGCTTGGAACTGCACTGCCGCTTCAGCAAGCAAGGGGTGCGTGACGCCTGTAGCGCCTCTGAAAGGCTCTGTGCGCTCTTCGTAGTTGAAACCTAATAGCTCTAGGCCGTCAGAGTATGCCTCTTCCCAGTCGTGCCTAGACGCTCTGTTGGCGCTGTATTGGTCCATCAGATCGTTAGCAACAACAGCAAGCTCTGCGTCATCCATAAATTCGGCAAGATTGTCAAAAAAGTCGTCCTCACGATCTTTGTTACGCAAAGGGTCGAAGTCAAAAGTCACGCCACCGTCTTCGTCCTGCGTGATTTCGATGCCCTCTATCCGCATCGCCTCGTTTGTTTCAAGGCCGTTTGGTAACGCCTCTACCTCGACCGCTAATAACTCGGATTCATCAAGGTTCATGCCCTCTCTGTCCATCAATGAGACAGGTGGTCTATCGCCATTTGCCATAATATTTTCCTATGGTGCAAAGTCACCGATGTCGGGGAGGTTGATATCACCAAGAGGAGGTAACCCCTGTTCTCTCCGACGCGCGTTAACGTCCCTAAGTTGTTCAATGGTCATGCCATATTGAGCCGCTATCGCATCTTCACCTTGCCTGCTCAAATACATGTTTATGTCGTTTTGTTGTGCGGCATTTTGCGCAGCGTAGTAGTCCTCGACGGGGCCGTATTGTGCTTCCCATGCTTCTAATTGCCTACGATACAAATTTTGAGGTCCGATGCCGCCGCTCCCTCGAACGGGCGGAGGTTCTGGGTAAAATCGAGTGCCGGAACTGACTGTGCTGGCACCGGTTGCAGTTGTGTCGTCGGTCATCACCGCGTCAGTGTCCGGGGCTTGGTAGTCCTCAACCGGTCCATACATGCGCTCGTAAGCAGCAAGCGCCTCGGCAAACTCTAAGCGACCATAACTGCCTGTAGAGTAATTCTCAGACTTCGGAGGAGGCGGTGGATCAGAAGGCGTGCTGGGCCGTGCGAAATTTAAGCTCAAAAACGGCATCGCACCAGCCACAGGTCTGGGACGGTAAATTGGCATCTGGTACTCACCTGCAACCGCATCAGCAAACGGATCACCCGTAGCTACTATGTTCATACCCTGCGTGGTGGCGTATC